GCCATCTGGTTCGAGGAAGTCCGCCGCCACGCGGGCACCGACGCGAGCCACATCTACGGCGGGCTCATGGCCACGCTGACCGCATGGGCCGAGCTGCGCGGCGTGCCCTACGAGGGCGTCCCGGTCGGCACGATCAAGCGTCATGCCGCTGGCAAGGGCAACGCCGACAAGGCCGCCATGGTCGCCGCCGTCCGCGCCCGCGGCTTCAGCCCGGCCGACGACAACGAGGCCGACGCCATCGCCATCCTGCTCTGGGCGATCGAGACGAAGGGAGGTGTCGCATGAGATGGCATCCCCACGGCTACGGCGGCCGACGCCGGGATCCCGAGCAGGTCAAGCGCGAGGGCTGGCGGGAACAGGGCGTCCTCGCGGTCTCCGCCGATGACGACCGCCTCACCTGGCCTGAGCGTGAACTGGTGCGCCAACTCGGCGAGAAGCTCTACGGCCCGCGCCCGTCCGACAGGGAGGCGCGCCATGGCTGATCGCGAATGGACCGCCGACTGCGTCGCCGATCATTTCGAGGAGGCGTTCCGCACCCTGCGCAAGCTGCCGCCGGTGAAGGCGCAGGGCTACTTCAACACCTGGCCCGACATCGTGCGGACCAGCCGCGAGATCGCGGCGATGGAACCGCAGCCGATGCGGGTCTGGCCGTCGGCCGCCGCGATCACCCGGCTCGAGCAGACCTTCGACTGGGTGCTCTGGATCGAGGAGGCGGAGCGCAAGCTGGTCTGGTCCCGCGCGGCCCGCGTGCCGTGGAAGCAGATCAGCGGCGAGATGGGGTGCGACCGCACGACCGCGTGGCGGCGCTGGCAACTGGCGCTGACCAAGATCGCCGCGCGCCTGAATGCGCAGTGACTCCAATGTGTTGCAACACTTTTTCCTTCGACATCTGCAACAGATCCATGCTATTCCGAAGGCAAGATGGGGAGAGTGCGCTGGAAAGCTCGCCCTCCCAAGCACCTCGGTCACTGGCTGGCGGCTCTCTTCTGAAGCGACTTCCGAATGTTCTCTTCGAAGCGTTCCGGGCGCGAAAAGTAGAACGAAATCTCTTCTTGAGGGATCCTTTGTCCAGGCTGAATGGGCTGACCGTCATCGCCTTTTGGTGGCTCCCCAGGCGTGAACACTTCGCGAGCTAGTGCCACAATGTCGTCACGCAGGTGTCCAAAGCCATCCTTAGCGTCCGGATAGTCGGCCAAGAAAGCTGTCGCTGACGCAATCAGGACTGCGCCAACTTGAATCTTGGCCAAAACTGATCCGGCTTCGTAGCTGATACTAATGACGGTCAGGCGCTCTAAACGTAGGAGCTGCCCGGGGGGCGCATAACGTGTAACCTGATCGTCAGCCTGAACGTCCTCAGAACGAGGCCCTTCCTTGAACGCAAATTCTCGAGGGTTAACCTCTTCCAGTCGGGCCTGAAGTATCCCGAGCCGTTCTACGAAGTACGGAAGGTCGTTCGACTGAGCCCCGGTGCGAACGAAGTCAGCAAAGTCACGGTCCGATAGCCGATAAGAAATTGTACCCACGTATGCAGTGAAACTGCCCGGACGCGACTCTGCATCTGCCATCAATTCCCCCATAAGACGCAAGCCATTGATAGGCCAAGAAGATGACGACTGTTAAGCGGAATCTACCCGGGTACGAAATGCGCTGAGCTGTCTACGGCTTGGTTCCTTCCTGGCGATATTCGTATGCTGGCGGGCGAAGCGCGGGACATCGCCAGCGACAGGGCCGGATTTTTGGGAAGCCACCCGGAAGCCGGAGCCACGCGCGCCACGCGCAAACACCAATGAACGCTGGCCTTCCGACCGGACACCGCTGGTGGCCGCTGGACTCCGTGAGGAGTCCGGCGCGGCATCCGGAGTCCGGAAGCCACCGGCATCCACCCGACCGAGGAACCTTGCCCACCATGACGCTGAGCTTCGCCCCGGACGCGATCGAGACCTGGCCGCTGGCCAAGCTCCAGCCCTACGCGAAGAACGCGAAGGCGCACGGGCCGGACCAGGTCGCGAAAATCGCCGCCAGCATGGCCGAGTTCGGCTGGACCGTGCCGTGCCTGGTCGGCGAGGACGGCGAGCTGATCGCCGGGCATGGCCGCGTCCTGGCCGCCACGCAGCTCGGGCTGACCGAGGCGCCGGTGATCGTGCTGGGTCACCTGACCGAGGCGCAGCGCCGAGCATACCGGATCGCGGACAACAAGCTGACCGAACTCGGCAGCTGGGACGAGGCACTGCTGTCGGCGGAACTGAACGACCTGCAGGCCGAGGATTTCGACCTCTCGCTGGTCGGCTTCTCCGACGGCGAGTTGGACAAGCTGCTGGCCTACGTCGCGGAAGACGACGGTGAAGAAGGTGTCGCCGGGGGCTCGGTGCCGCCGGTGACCATCCCCGAACCGCCGCGCAACCCGGCATCGCAGACGGGCGATCTGTGGATCCTTGGCGACCATAGGCTCCTGTGCGGCGACAGCACCAGCGCCGCCGATGTGCGCCGCCTGATGAATGGCGAACGGGCGGTGCTGTTCGCGACTGACCCGCCCTATCTCGTCGACTACGACGGCTCCAACCACCCGACGCGAAACAAGGACTGGTCGGCATCCTACGGCACGACCTGGGACGACAGTTCGCAGGGGGCGGAACTCTACGACGGCTTCATCGCTGCGGCGGTCGCCGAGGCCATCGCCGAGGATGCCGCCTGGTACTGCTGGCACGCCTCCCGCCGCCAGGCGATGCTGGAGGCCTGCTGGGAGAAGGCGGGCGCTTTCGTCCACCAGCAGATCATCTGGGTGAAGGACCGCGGGGTTCTCACCCGGTCGCATTACCTCTGGAAGCACGAGCCCTGCTTCATGGGCTGGCGTCGTCCGAACCGCCCGCCGAAGGTCGCCGAGCAAACGCTGCCCTCGACGTGGGAGATGCCATCCTTCGCCAAGGACGAGCGCCCTGATCACCCGACGCCGAAACCGCTCGACGCCTTCGGCATCCCGATGCGCCAGCATGTTGCGCGCGGTGGGCTTTGCTACGAGCCATTCTCTGGCTCCGGCTCGCAGATCATGGCGGGCGAAGCCAACGGCCGCCGCGTCTTCGCGATGGAAATCAGCCCGGCCTATGTCGATGTCGCCGTTGAACGCTGGCAGGCCGAAACCGGCAAGGACGCGATCCTCGACGGCGATGGCCGGACCTTCACGCAGGTGAGAACCGAGCGGCTGTGCGGCGACGCCGAACCACCAGCCGAGACGCTGGACACGGACGCCGAACCCGAACCCGAACCCGCGCGAAGGCGCAAGTCCGCCGCATGAAGCAGTCACGCCTCATGTCTCTGGTCGAGTCCGTCGCCAATGTGATCGTCGGCTACGGCGTCGCGGTCATGACGCAGATCCTGATCTTCCCGATCTTCGGCCTGCACACGACGCTGGCGCAGAACCTGAAGATGGGCGCCATCTTCACTATCGTGTCGATAGCGCGTTCCTTCGCCCTGCGGCGGGTGTTCGAGGCGATCCGGATGCGGAGCGCCAGATGATCGACCGCCGCCCCAGTGGGACGGCGGCCATCAGCTTGTCGGCGTCCGGCGCGTCAGGCGGCGGGGAGTTTGTAAACGCGCCCCCGGCTCTCGACCTTCTCCGAGGTCACATCGAGCCCGAGTTTCTTCTTCAGCGCCCCGGCCATCGCGCCGCGCACCGTGTGAGACTGCCAGCCCGTCGCGGCCATGATCTCCTCGATGGTCGCGCCGTCCGGCGCGCGCAGCATGGCGATCAGGGTGGCCTGCTTCGTTCCCTCGCGCGGTGTGCGCGTCTTGGGCGCGGCCTTCGGTTCGGTCGGGGTGTCCGGCGCGGGCTCCTCGGTCGGCGCGTCCGTCGCGCCAGCAGGCGCGGTGTTCGCGTCCTCGGGCTCAATCCCGATGGCGGCGAGGCCTGCGTGGGTGGCGACCAGCGTGACGCCGTGACCGTCACCGGTCTCGCGCCAGACGGGCTCGCCCTTGCGCATGTCGGCGTCGACCTCTTCGAGGAAGCCCTTGGCGAGCATCGCGCCGACCACCTTGGCGGCAGCGCCGCCGCGCAGGCTCTCGGGCAGCGGCAGGGCCATGTGCTCGGGCCGCTGGGCGGCGGCGCTCAGGATCATGGCTTGGGTGTCGGAAAGCTTGGTCATCGTCGTCTCCCGTATCGGGGGGCGCGGGATGCGGGCCCTTCTACGAGGTCGAGCCCGCCAGTCGGCGGGCGGGACCGGGAGCGGGTCGCCTCACTCGGCGTGTTCGCCTTCGCTGAAGGCCATGTCAGTGATCTCGCGCAGCTTGGCGCGGTAGTGGTTCAGGGTGCCGACATGGCCCCAGTTGATCTCGTCGGGGTGGGTCTCGAAATGGTCCGCGCTCAGGGCGGCGAGCCGCTCCAGCATCGTGTCGATCTCGGACTTGGCGGCGATGAAGGCGTCGAGGGCTTTCGTGTTGTCGGTCGCGCGGCGGGTCATCGTGGTGGCTCCTTGGTGAGTTGCATCGCTTAGCTGGAGTGACGTTCGCTCCGGTGGCGACGCTTATCAACTCGATAAGCACATGATCTTGAATGATAATCGGAGCCGTCGATGCAGGGCATGAGCGAGCGCCAGTACGCCGCCCATGTCGGGCTGTCGCGTGGCGCGATCCAGAAGGCTAAGGCGGCCGAGCGGCTGGTCCTCTATCCCGACGGCAGCATCAACGCGGCCGCCAGCGACGCTAGACGGGCCGAGACAACGGACCCGTCGAAGACGAGAAAGCCGCCCGCGCCGAAGCTGAAGCCCGTCCCCGAGGCGGCCGTGACCGCTGTTGGCGATACGCTCCGCGAACAGGGTCTGTCGGTCCCAGCGGTTGGCGGCGGCACCACCTTCCTGCAGGCAAAGACGGCAAACGAGGTGCTGAAGGCGCAGGAGCGGCGCATCCGTCTGCAGAAGCTGAAGGGGGAGTTGATCGAGCGGGCCCGCGCGCTGGCGCTGGTGTTCCGCCTGGCACGCGAGGAACGGGACGCATGGGTGAACTGGCCTGCGCGTGCGGCGGCGCTGATGGCGGCCGAACTCTCGGCCTCGTGCAGCGACGCAACGGATCAGCAGATCACCGTGGAGCCAGCCGCGATGCAGAAGGTCCTGGAGAAACATGCACGCGCCCACCTCGACGAACTCGCCGAGGTCCGGCCCGACTTCCGGTGAAGATGACGCACTGACGGACTTCGACGGCGCGGGCGAGATCCTGAGCGCCTGGGGCAACGGGCTCCGGCCCGACCCGGACCTGACCGTCTCGGAATGGGCGGACCGGCACCGGATGCTGTCGGGCCGCGCCTCGGCCGAGCCCGGGCGATATCGCACGGTGCGCACGCCCTACATGCGCGAGATCATGGACCGGCTGAGCCCCGGCGATCCCACGCAGCGGATCGTGTTCATGAAGGCGGCGCAGGTCGGGGCGACTGAGGCGGGCAACAACTGGATCGGCTTCGCCATCCACCAGGCGCCGGGTCCGATGCTGGCGGTCCAGCCGACGGTGGAACTGGCCAAGCGCAACTCGCGCCAGCGGATCGACCCGCTGATCGACGAGAGCCCTGAACTGCGGGAGCGGGTCAAACCGGCCCGGTCGCGCGACGCGGGTAACACCATGCTGTCCAAGGAATTCGCGGGCGGCATCCTGATCATGACCGGCGCGAACTCGGCGGTCGGGCTGCGCTCCACCCCGGCACGGTACATCTTCCTCGACGAGGTCGATGCCTATCCCGCCTCGGCCGACGAGGAAGGCGATCCGGTCACGCTGGCCGAGGCGCGGTCGCTGACCTTCGCCCACCGGCGCAAGGTGTTCCTGGTCTCGACCCCGACGATCCGGGGGCTGAGCCGGATCGAACGGGAATATGAAGCAAGCGACCAGCGCCGGTTCTTCGTGCCATGCCCGCATTGCGGCGCGATGCAGTGGCTGAAGTTCGAGCGGCTACGCTGGCAGAAGGGCCGCCCGGGGACGGCGGAATATCACTGCGAGGGCTGCGAGCAGCCCATCGCGGAGCACCACAAGACGGCGATGCTGGAGGGCGGCGAATGGCGCGCGACGACCGTTGCCGCCGATCCGACCACGGTCGGGTATCACCTCTCGGCGCTCTATTCGCCGATCGGCTGGCTGAGCTGGGAGCGGATCGTGCGGGCATGGGACGCGGCACAGGGATCGGACGAGGCAATCAAGGCGTTCCGCAACACGATCCTCGGCGAGACATGGGTCGAAACCGGCGAAGCCCCCGACTGGCAGCGGCTCTACGACCGTCGCGAGCGCTGGACATCCGGTACGGTGCCTGCGGGCGGGCTGTTCCTGACCGCAGGGGCCGACGTGCAGAAGGACCGGATCGAGGTCGATGTCTGGGCCTGGGGCCGCGGTCTGGAAAGCTGGCTCGTCGATCATGTCGTCATCGAGGGCGGGCCCGACCGGCACGATGCATGGACAGAGTTGACCACGCTGCTCGACCGTTCCTGGCCGCATGAACGCGGCGCGCATCTGCGCATCGCGCGGCTCGCCATCGATACGGGCTACGAGGCCCCGGCGGTCTATTCGTGGTCGCGGGCGCAAGGCTTCGGGCAGGTGTCGCCGGTGAAAGGCGTCGAGGGGTTCAACCGTTCGAGCCCGGTGTCGGGGCCGACCTTCGTCGACGCGACCGAGGGCGGGAAACGCCTGCGGCGCGGGGCGCGGCTCTGGACCGTGGCGGTGTCGACCTTCAAGGCCGAGACCTACCGCTTCCTGCGGCTGGCGCGCCCGACCGAAGAGGAGATGGCCGAGGGGGCGGCGTCTCCGCCCGGCTCGGTGCACCTGCCGCACTGGGTCGAGAACGAATGGCTGAAGCAGTTCGTGGCCGAGCAGCTGGTGACGGTGCGCACGAAGCGCGGCTTCGCCCGGCTGGAATGGCAGAAGCTGCGCGAGCGCAACGAGGCGCTGGATTGCCGGGTCTATGCCCGCGCCGCCGCCTGGATCGCGGGCGCGGACCGCTGGCCCGACGAGAAATGGCGCGACCTCGAGGATCAGCTCGGGGCGGCCCCCAACGACACCGATCCCGCCGGGCAGATCAACCGGCCGGGACAGGCCCCGCAGGGCAAGCGCCGCTCCGACTGGCTCGGACGGCGCGGAGGATGGTTCTGAACATGACGGACTGGACGGAAACCGAGCTCTCGGCGTTGCGCAGGGCCTATGCCAGCGGCACGACGCGCGTCAGCTATGACGGTAAGTCCGTCGACTACGGTTCGGCCGAGGATCTGCTCGCCCGCATCCGCACCATCGAACGCGCCATCGCGGGCACCGCTCGGCCGCTGCCGGTGGCCGGGCTGGCGGGCTTCTCTCGAGGGGATCGCTGATGTCCGCGACCTGGTTCGATCACGCCATCGCCACGGTAGCGCCCCGCATGGCCGCGCGCCGAGTGATGGCGCGGCAGGCCTTCGAGATGCTGACGCGAGGCTATGACGGCGCTGCACGCGGGCGGCGGACGGAAGGCTGGCGCGCACCGGGATCCTCGGCCGACACCGAGATCGGCGTGGCCGGGGCGCTGCTGCGCGACCGGATGCGGGATCTCGTGCGCAACAACCCGCATGCGGCCAAGGCCGTGGCGGTGCTGGTGAACAACATCATCGGTGCCGGGATCATGCCGCGCGCCGCGAGCGGCGACGACAAGCTCGACCGCAAGGTCGACGCGCTGTTCGAGCGCTGGACGGCGGAGTGCGACGCCGACGGCCAGCTCGACTTCTACGGCCTGCAGACGCTGATCTGCCGCGAGATGGTCGAGGCGGGCGAGGTTCTGGTGCGCCGCCGTTTGCGGCGGGCGAGCGACGGTCTACCGGTGCCGCTGCAATTGCAGGTGCTGGAAGCCGACTTCCTCGACGCCACGAAATCCGGCGCCCTCGGCGCGGGACGACTGGTACAGGGGATCGAGTTCGACCCGGTCGGGAAGCGACGGGCCTATTGGCTTCATGCCGAACATCCCGGTGACGCCTATGGCGCATTGCAGAACGGGTTGCAGAGCCGCCCGGTGCCCGCGACCGAGATCGCCCATGTCTACGAGAAGCAGCGCACGCAGGCGCGCGGCGTTCCCTGGGGCGCGCCGGTGATCCGGTCCTTGCGCGATCTCGACGACTACGAGGTCGCCGAACTGGTCCGCAAGAAGACCGAGGCCTGCGTCACCGCCATCGTGTTCGGCGACGACGAGGCGCAGCAAGGCATCGCGCCCTCGGTCGTCGATGCCGACGGCAACCGGGTCGAGCAGTTCGAGCCGGGGCTGATCGCCTATGCGCGTGGTGGCAAGGACATCCGCTTCAACCAGCCGTCGGCCACCGGGGGCTACGGCGAATACAAGCGGGCGAGCCTGCACACGATCGCGGCCGGGTTCCGGGTGCCCTACGAACTTCTGACCGGGGACCTCAGCCAGGTGAACTATTCCTCGATCCGGGCGGGGCTCGTGGAGTTCCGCCGCCAGATCGACGCGGTGCAGTGGCAGCTGTTCATCCCGATGTTCTGCGCGCCGGTCTGGCGCTGGTTCACCGAGGCCGCATGGGCTGCGGGGCAGATCCCGTCGCCCACCGTGCCGGTGGAATGGTCGCCGCCCAAGTTCGAGGCCGTCGATCCGCAAAAGGACGCGATGGCGAACCTGCTGTCGATCCGCTCGGGCACCATGACGCTGGCCGAGGTGATCGCCCGACAGGGGCGGAACCCGGACGCCGTGCTGGCCGAGATCGCGGCGACCAACGCCAAGCTCGACGCCCTCGGCCTCGTGCTCGACAGCGACCCGCGCCGCGTCACCAAGACCGGCAGCGCTCAGACCAGCGATCCGGCCACCGACGACCCCTCCGCCGAAGCGGATGACACCGACCCGGCGCAGGCCGACCAACAGGACTGACCTCCATGGACACGATGATCGAACTGCCGGCCATGCGCCGGTCGGCGGAGCTTGCGCCAAACACCGCCGATGCCGACAGCCGCACCGTCGAGGTCGTCTGGTCGGCCGGGGCCCGCGTCCGGCGCGCGACATTCTTCGGGGAGCCCTACGATGAGGAGCTGAGCCTCGATCCGGCCCATGTCCGGCTCGACCGGCTGAACGCGGGCGCGCCGTTCCTGAAGGTACACGAACTCGACACGCTCGACGCGGTGATCGGCTCGGTCGTGCCGGGCTCGGCCCGGATCGAGAACGGCCGCGGCATCGCGCTGGTGCGGATCTCCGAGCGCGCCGATGTCGAGCCGATCTGGCGCGACATCCAGGTGGGCCACATCCGAGCGGTCTCCATCGGCTACCAGGTCCACCGTTTCGAGGTCTCGAAGCCCGAGGCCGCGCGCGAACTCTGGCGCGCGGTGGACTGGACGCCCTTCGAGATCTCCGCCGTCGCGGTCGGCGCCGACCCCGCAGCGGGCTTCCGCGCCCAGCATCCCCTTCACGACTGCGTCCTTCACCGCCGGGACGCCCCTTCCACCACGAAAGGACCGATCCCGATGACGGACAAGAACCAGACCCCGGCGAGCGACGCCGCAACCCCCGCCACCCAGCCGACCGCGCCGGTCGCAACCGAGGACACCACCATGACCGAGCCGAATGCGGCTGTGACCGAGCCTAAGGTCGCCGCCAGCGAGACCTGCAGCCAGCCGAAGACGCAGGCCACGCCCGCGCCCGACACCGAGGCGGTTGCGACCCGCGCCCGCGAGGCCGAGCGCGACCGCGTCTCCACCATCTACGATCTGGCCGGACGGCTGAACCTCGAGCGCGGCTTCGCCGAGGATCTGGTCAAGCGCGGTGTCAGCGTCGACGAGTCCCGCCGCCTGATCCTCGACCAGGTAGCCGCGAAGTCGGACGAGACCCGGACCTTCCCGCATGTCTCCGTCCCCCTCGGCGGCCGGGACGAGCGCATCACCCGCCGCGACGCGGTGGCGAACGCACTGCTGCACCGCTACAGCCCGACGCTCTTCCAGCTGGAGGACGCCGCGCGCCAGTATCGCGGCATGACACTGCTGGAACTCGCCCGCGAAAGCCTCGGCAATGCCGGGGTCAACACGCGCGGCCTGTCCCGTGACGAGGTGGCGACACGCGCGCTGCATTCGACATCCGACTTCCCCGAGATCCTCTCGGCGGTCACCAACAAGACGCTGCGGCAGGCTTACGAGGCGTATCCCCGCACCTTCATGCTGTTCTGCCGCCAGGTGCTGGCCACCGACTTCAAGGCGATGCACCGGGTGCAGCTCGGCGAGGCCCCGCAGCTACTCGAGGTCGGCGAGAGCGGCGAGTTCAAGCGCGGCACGCTGGGAGAGAGCAAGGAGAGCTACAAGGTCAAGACCTATGGCCGGGTGGTCGCCATCACCCGCCAGACGCTGATCAACGACGATCTCGACGCCTTCACTCGCATCCCGGCAATGTACGGCAACTCCATCGCCCAGCTGGAGAGCGACGTGGTCTGGGGGATCATCACCGCCAACCCGGCGATGGCCGACGGCAACGCGCTGTTCCACACCACGCACAAGAACCTTGCGGGCACCGGCGCGGCGCTCGATGTGAGCAGCGTCGGTGCGGCGCGCGCCGCCATGGCCAAGCAGACCGGCCTCGACAAGAAGACGGTGCTGAACGTCCGCCCGGCGTTCCTGATCGTGCCCGCGTCGCTGGAACTGAAGGCCGAGCAGCTGGTCGCCCAGAACGTGGTGCCCGCGGCGACGTCCAGCGTGGTGCCGCAGTCGATCCGCACGCTGGCGCCGATCAGCGAGCCGCGGCTCGATGCGGCCAGCGAGACCGCCTGGTATCTGGCGGCCAGCCCCAACCAGATCGACACCATCGAGTACGCCTATCTCGAGGGTCAGCAGGGCGCCTACATCGAGACGCGCAACGGCTTCGACGTCGACGGCGTCGAGATCAAGTGCCGCCTCGACTTCGGCGCGAAGGCCATCGACTGGCGGGGCCTCTACAAGAACCCGGGCGCGTAAGCCGCGCTTCCTGAACTCTGAAACGCGGGCGGTCCAATCGGGCCGCCCTTCGTCTTTCCACGAGGATCACCCCCATGAAGAACTACGTCCAGCCCGGCAACACCATCACCCTGACCGCGCCCTATGCCGTCGCCTCCGGCGATGGCCTGCTCGTCGGTTCCGTCTTCGGCATCGCCGCGGGCACCGCCGCCCTCGGCGAGCCCGTCGAGACGGCGCTCGTCGGCGTCTTCGACATCACCAAGGTCGGCTCGCAGGCCTGGACCGTCGGCGCCAAGGTCTATTGGGACGACACCAACAAGCGCTGCACCACGGTCGCGACCGACAACACTCTCGTCGGCGTGGCGGTCGAGGCGGTGGCCAGCGGCGCGGGCGACACCATCGGCCGGGTCCGCCTGAACGCGACCTTCTGATGAGCGCCTTCGACGCCGCCGTCGGCGCGCTCTTCGCCGATCCGAACATCGGCCGGGACGCGGTCTACATCGCCGACGGCGGCGCGCCCGTTCTCGTGCGCGTCGTCGCCCGGCGCGCGGATGCGATCAGCGAATTCGGCGAAGCGCGGATCTGGTCGGAAACCACCAGGATCGACCTGCGCGTAGCAGAGGTGGCGAACCCGCGTCCCGGCGACCGCATCGAGATCGACGGGGACGCCTTCCTCATCCAGGGCGAGCCCGTCCGCGACCGCGAGCGGTTGGTCTGGACGGTGGACTTGAGGCCCGCGTGAAACTGAAACTCGACATCGATCCCGACATCGTCGCGATGATGGCGGCGGAGGTCGCGGCGGG